ATCCTGAAGAACGAATTGGATGATATGCTTCCTGTCCTTCCGCGTGAAGATGTGGAAAAGATTGAGAAGTTCCAAGTTGTTCTGATGGAACAGATACGTCTTGCTGCATGGCATGTTTATCAGACTGTCAAGCAGAACCGTGAGACGATGGATCGGAAAACGTTTGCAATCAACTATGCGCCGACTTTTGATCCTATGTTGCGCGGCCTTGTTTTCCAGTTTTGGGACAAGGAATGTGATGATCGCTTGACTTATGAAGCAGTTGTTGCTATGATACTCAAGAACTGTGGATCTAATGCTTCTTATACAAAGATCAAGGAAGCTTTTCTGAAGGATGCTCACTATGTCTAACCCTACGCTGTATATGCTTGTCGGAGTCCCTGGCTCCGGCAAGTCTACTTGGATCGCCGAGAACTTTCCTGATCTGACTGGGCATTATGTTGCATCTACAGATCGGTTGCTAGAAATCTATGCATCTATGCGTGGCGCAACTTACAATGATGTGTTTCAAGATAACATTGATTATGCTAACAAGGCCATGATGACGCATGTTAAGGATGCTGTTATGTATGGTTATAACATCATCTGGGATCAGACCAATCTTACTCCGAAGTCTCGTGCTGGCAAGCTGGCTGCTGTGCCTAAGACTTATCGCAAGATTGGTATCTTCTTTCCTGTTCCTGAAACTGAGGAACTTTATCGTCGCCTCGATTCGCGTCCTGGCAAGACTATTCCTGAACATGCTATTCAGCAAATGATAAACTGCTTAAAGCAGCCAACGATTGCTGAAGGCTTTGATGAAATCCGTACTGCTTATTAATGGAGATGAAAATGTTTAAGTATGAACTTGGTCAGACTGTATTCTACATGAGAGAGAACCGCATTCATAGCGCGCCTGTCACTCAGAGAAACTATAATGATGAGGTAACAAAGCTTGAACCTCTCAAGAAGACGCAATACTATTTGAATGGTACATGGTATCTTGAAGCATCTGTGTTTCGTTCTGTTGATGATCTGAACTACTTTCTGAAGTCTAACATTCAGGCACATTAATATGTCTAAGTGGGGAAGTGAAGTTGAGGTTGAGCGGCGCAATCGTATCCGCTTGACCTTGGCTGCATATGCATATGAGTTTGATGATAATCCTATCATGTCAGATGCAGAGTTTGATGAACTGTCACAGAAGATTCGGCCTGAGATTGAAACAGGTATGAAGAAGCATGATGAGTTCTTTAGTAAACACTTTGATCCAAACACAGGCATGTGGATTCGTCAGCATCCGTTTCTTCGCAAGGTAGAACATACATATCGTTGGAATCTAAGTAAAGGATATTATAAATGAGAAAGTTTACTGTTCGTTATGCCATTGGTTTATATTGGTATCAATCTGAAGTCTTTACAGACAGTTCAAACGCTGCTATACTTTGGGCCGAGAATATCGGTGGATATGGTATCTCGGTCGTGAGTGAGGCTCTTGTATGGGAAGAGAAAGAATTAGATCCGTGAAATTTGGAATCTTTTCAGACTTGCATATGGAATTTCAACCGTGGTTCTTTGAGCCTGATCCTGATGTATTCTATCTGAATGCAGGTGATACGCATCCGCAGAAGTTGACGCGCGACTATTTCTATTCGCTGTTCAAGGATAAACTCTTTTCAGTGCCGGGCAATCATGACTACTACGGCAACTCATTCAAAGATGCCGAAATGGATGTGTTCGTAAAGCATGTGAATGGTCTAAAGATTGCTGGAGCTACTCTGTGGACTGACATTCGTCCTGATCGCTGGTTTGACTTTCGTGAATATATGATGGACTATCGGCAGATCAAGGGAATGAACTATGATAGATACATGAATGCACACAAGACGCATTGTGACTTTCTGTTTAATTCAGGTGCAGACATTTGGGTTGTGCATCATCTGCCGTCTTTTCAGTCGGTGCATGATAAGTATCGTGAATCTGGTGGTAACGACTTTTTCGCTACTGAACTGTCACATCAGATTCTTGAAATGAAGAAGCCGCCGAAGCTTATCGTGCATGGGCACACACATGAACGATGTGACTATATGATTGGCAATACGAGAGTTGTGTGCAATCCTCGCGGCTATCCGAATGAACGGCCGTGGTATCAAAACTATGAACCCCTAATTGTGGAGATTGACTAATGACCGAAGTGACTAAGAGAGCCTTGTTTAAGACTGCATTGACAGTCGGTATTATTGCCATTCTATATGTGATAGGCACAGTGTGGCCTTCAATTGTTGGATATATGGCAATTGCTCTTGTTGCAAGTGTTTGTATTGGAGTAATCTATATGTTCTTCTATATGATTGAAGACACCAAAACTTGGAGAAGGCGATGAACATCGTAATCTATTCTAAGCCTAACTGCCCTTGGTGTGTTAAGGCTAAAGAACTCATGAACAAGTTGAATCTCAATTATGATGAAAAGGTACTTGATGTGGACTACACGCGGGATGAGTTGAAACAGCTTATGCCTGAAAATCTACCCTTGACAGTACCTCAGATTTTCGTATATAATAAGCGCATTGGTGGTTACGAAGACTTTGTTGAATATTGTGATAATCATAATCTAACAGAAAGGTAATAAGATGTATAACGTGAGTGTGAAGCGGAATATGGAAATTGATCTTGAAGCTGCTGGCAATATTGTTGCTCAGGTTCTCAAGGAAGACTTTGAATTTGTCTGTCAGGAGCTTCATGAGTTGAAGCACAAGATGGGCAATCTGAGGGACTTTGAGATTGAAGACTTCAAGCGTAATGCTGAGATTCATGATGCAATGAAGATTCTTCTTGGCTACTACATGACCAAGGGAGACTATGATGAATTCATGGAACTTCAGAGGGTATATGGCAATGTTGAGTAAGATTGAACTGAAAGAGAGCCTTTCAAAGTGTGTTGCTAAGGTCGTCTTCAATAAGAGTGATGGTACAGTCCGAATGATGAACTGCACTCTAATGGCTGATTATCTGCCTATGGCCATAAGTGAGGAAAAGGTTGCTCATGTTCCTAGAAAGCAGAATGATGAAGTTCTTGCTGTTTGGGATTTAGACAACAAGGGTTGGCGGTCTTTCAATGTCAATTCGGTAATTGAAGTTCAATATATAGGAGTAGATAGAGCATAATGGCACATCCACATAAAAATCGCCCGCGAAAGGGCCGCCGTAAGATCGGCTCAAAGAAGCGAAAGGCGCGCAACAGGAGAAAGTAATATGGCTAAGAGCAGGGCTGAACGCCGTCATCATCATGATAGGATGNTGAACAAGGTCAAGAAGTTTTTTTGGTACAAGAACTGGTTCTCAGGTGAAGAACACAAGGAACAGCATCAAAAGAGAATGGCCGAAACGCGAAAGCCCTGCTCTTGCTATGCGTGTGGTAATCCTCGCAAACATTGGAAACAAAAGACTATGCAAGAAAAGAAATTTGATGAGTATGAGATTGAATAATGTCAGCCGATAATGGAATTTATATCCTACAGACGGAAGGTCCAGAATTTCGTGTAGGATGTCATCAGGCTATTGACAACATCTATGGGAACTTTTCCGATGATTCGCTGCGATGGCAAGGTGATCCGGAAATGATTTATCATTATTTCCATGCAGATAGAATGTTTTCCACGNTGNAAGAAGCTCTTGACTTTGCCAAAAAACTCAGTTATAATTATGACTATCTTGAGGACGGAATCTGTGTGATTTCAGACTTCAAAGATTGGAATTTTAACTCGCTAGAGGAAAACTATGGCAAAGAAGCAGAAAGCGATTCGCGGTAAGTTTGCTGACGAGAAGTATCTCGGGCAAGAACCTGACCTTCGCGGCGATGTATCTAACGCCCAAATCATTCAAGCGTANAATTGGTATAATTATTTTTATGACTCAGCGCAAGCAAAGGNCTGGNTCATTGAGTATTTGAAAGAATTTCACAAGACAGATAAGGAGCTAATCAAGAATGCAAACAGAATTGATGATAATCGGTGCCGTACTAGTGGTTGGAATTGTCGTATACTTTTACTCGGCGGTAACCTCCCGGATGGCATCAAAGTACGAAACGAAGAACGTATCCGCGCCCTTGCCGCTGGATCCAACACCAGTGACACCAGCGCCGAAGAAGAAGTCGTCAAGAAAGAAGAAGTCTCAAAGCAAGTAATATCTATTCAAGATCGTGTAACTAATCGTGCTAATGATCTGATTGCCAGCATTGAAGAACAGATTGACTCGTTCTATCGCGATGGCACTCAGTTCAAGGCTAGCGATTGGCTTTCACAACATGATGTGAAGCCTGCTATCGCACAGCGCATTGCAGACTATTACAAGCCGCTTTACTCCGAACTTTTTGATGCCCTCTCTGGCAAAGTGCCCGAGTTGCGTGAAGCGTACTCACACTACACCAAGCCGAAGCTGAAGGTCTATGTAGAGTTTATCAAGTCTATTGTGTCTGCGGCTGAGACCCGTGCTGTGGTTGCAAAGACTGTTCGTAAGCCGCGCAAGAAGAAGGAAAAGCCTGCTTCTGTCGTTGTATCTAAGCTTAAGTACAAAGAGAAGGATGAAACGTACAATGTCGTGTCTGTTGATCCGAAGCAAATCGTTGGAGCTAATCAGCTTTGGGTGTTCAATTCCAAATATAGAACTATNGCTGTTTACAATGCTATGGGCCCTGCTGGGCTTAACGTCAAGGGTAGCACACTAACTGGATGGGACGAAAAGACTTCGGTTGTCAAGACTCTTCGTAAGCCGACTGAACAACTAAACAGGTTGAAAGATGGCGGTAAGATTGTTCTGCGTAAGTTCATGGATGAAATCAAGTGCAAGCCTAAGACCGCAACTGGTCGCATAAATAAAGATGTAGTGCTTGTAAGGATCATTAAATGACAAACGTATTTGAGTTTCCGAAGAGTAAGATCGTTCGTGAAGTTCCTCTAGACATTGAAGAAGTAGAAAAAGCAAAAGAAAAAGGCAAGCAGAACTATGCTGATGGAATGACTGAAGAGATTTCAACATTCATTCTAGCCGAACTTGAGAACTTTGGTATTGATGCGGAAGCCAAAGAATTTACGAAAGACTTTATCTTTTTGAATGATGTTGTAAAGTGTCTCATATACCGTAACATGGGNCTACAACATAGTCTTCAAAACTTCATAGACGAACACGTACAAATCGTAGAACTAAAAGACGGCAATCCAATCGCAGAAGATGAAACAATAGGGTGAACTGTGGCTATTTTGATTGACCTGAATCAGGTCTTGATTTCTAATTTAATGCAACAAATTAATTCCAATCCAAAAGTTAAACTTGAAGAAAACCTGATCAGACACATGGTGCTGAACAGTCTTCGGTCATACGTTAGACAATTCAAAGAAAAGTATGGTAGCATCATCATCTGCTGTGATAGCAAGAAGTACTGGCGCAGAGATGTGTTTCCATTCTACAAGTCTAATCGCAAGAAGGCTAGAGACGAATCTGGTTTTGACTGGACGCTCATCTTTGAAACGCTGAATAAGATCCGTGATGAACTCAAAGAAAACTTTCCATACAAGGTCATTGATGTTGAAGGAGCAGAGGCTGATGATGTTATTGGCGTGCTTTCAGCCAGACTGTCGCCGTCAGAGGACATTCTGATTCTATCATCTGATAAAGATTTTGTTCAGCTTCAGAAGTATGAGAATGTCACACAGTACTCACCTATTCTCAAGAGATTCGTGAAGACTGATGATCCTCATCTTTATGTTAAAGAACACATCATAAAGGGTGACAGGGGTGATGGTATTCCTAATTTTCTGTCTGCTGACAATGTGTTTGCGTTAGGCGAACGTCAGAAAGTCATAAATAAAAAGAAGCTTGATGAGTGGTTGAAGTTGAAGCCTGAAGATTTCTGTGTGAACGAGAATATGCTTCGTGGCTACAAGCGCAATCAGATGCTTGTGGATTTGGACTATATTCCTGATAACATCTCAGCACAGATCGTTGAGGCGTATGAGAATGTAAAGCCAGGAAACAAGCAGAAGATGTTTAACTATTTTGTTGAGAAGAAGTTGGTAAACCTGATGGAAGTCATCCAGGAATTTTGAGGAAATAATGATAAAGAACGTACATGAAGTTTTTGAAGAGTTAGAAAAGGCATCTACCGAAGATGACGCCAANGCTATTNTATTCTACAATATGACACCAGGTCTGCGCGGAGTTCTTCGTGCAAATTTTCATCCTGGTATCAAATTCGTAATGAATGAGATTCCTGCATATAGAGAGAATGATGCACCTCTTGGTCTCGGTGACACCTCAATCCATAAAGAAATTAATCGTGTCTATATCTTTGAAGAGAACAATTCAAGAGTCGATCCCAATCTGACACTGGAAAGAAAGAAGCATGTTCTCATTCAGATTCTAGAAAGCCTAGAAGCAAAAGAAGCCAAGGTATTCGCTGATATGTTAATGAAGCGAATTGAAGTAAAACATTTGACCAAGAAGATGATTGAAGAAGTGTTCCCAGAATTCTTCTCATACTGATAACAAAGGTGCCTTATATCATGATCAATCTAAGAAGGTACGATCATGTCAAGGAAATCAAAACTAGCAAAGCTGTTAGAGACAAATGAACAATACGAATACAACACCACGGTTGAGGATTGCCAGAGATGGTTCAACATTCTCAACCGTGAACTATTTGAGAACTCCCTTCCTCCTGTCAATGAAATCGATATACGCTGGCGCCGTGGTGCATACGCATACTATGACTACGACGAAAAGAAACCAGCTGGTATCTGTAAGCTGCTCATGAACAAACGATACAAATCCAAACAATTCTTTGTTGAAGTGCTTGCACATGAAATGGTGCACCACTATCAATATATGAACAACGAAGAGATGGGTCACGGCTCTTCGTTTATGAAATGGCGTGACACGTTCAATAAGAAAGGTTTGAACCTCGTTAGGGATTATAATGATGAAGTATAAAAAGAACTATTACGGCACTCACGAAGACTATGATGATGACGAATATGCTGAACTGAGAGCGGGACAAAAGAGACGCCCGATTCGCAATTGGAAGAAAGCATATTCTGAGAATTCGGAAGAGGCCGATCAGATAGACGATTTTTATAGTAACAAAAAGACTTACAGATAACGTAGCGTAAACAGGTATGCAGCCAAAACATACCTGCTATGCGTTTGATACCATTGAAAATCCGAGTGTCCGATCTTATCTATAGAGTATCGCAACACTGGAGACTATCTCATGGCTATCGCTTGGAAGCAGAATCAGCACGGCTTTGAAGGCACCCAGACTGACTGGTCTGGCTATGTGCTTGAAAAGATTCACGATAATAACTATCGGATCATGTCTGATATTTGGGGTTCTGCGGACTGGGCGCTTGTCTGGGATGCAACTAAAAAGTGTCCCGTCAAGCTTTGCGTCAACGTCTACGATATGAATCCGTCTGGGTGGTCGCCGACTGAAATCGTGGTTGACGCTACGGAAGAGGTAAAGCAGGCTTACCGCGACTGGCAGGTCAAGCGCGAGTATGAACGGTTGCTTGGTAGCGCGGAGATTGCAGCTAATCAGATTGAGAAAGGCTGTATCGCTAAGGTTGTCAAGGGCAAGAACGGCAAGGGCACTGTCGGGAAAGTTGTTGTCATGATGGATGCAACTTACGGTATGGGCTATCGCTCGTCCGTTGAGAAGAAGCTTGCAATCGCGACCTCTGACGTTAAGGTCAAGAAGGCTTTACGTTCGGGTAAAGTTGCTGATGTCTATCAGGACGTGGTCTGGGTTTGGGCACGTAATGTGCAGCGGGTTGATGTCCCGGAGATCAATCAGCATGTGCTGTGGCTTGAGGCCGAGAAGCGGGTGCTACGTACCCACCTCGCAGCATAATCGGCTCTCCAGCCCTCTCCTCCTGCGTCCTAAACAGAGCTAATAAAATCAATCACTTAGCCAAACGACAAATCAATGACTTAGCCCATGTTCTGGCCGCATACCAGCTATGCGGTCGGAACTCTTGAAATTTCTGGGTTCCATACCCATATCTATAGAGTAACAGAAAGAAAGGCACTCTCATGGGTTCTCCCGCTCCTAAGTCCGTCTCCCCCGAAATCCTCGCTGCTCTCGCAGCCGTTGCAAACAAGCCCGTTACGAAACTTCCGGTTGGGGCTGCTGCAAACGTTCGCAAGTCCAAGTATGTCGGCAAGAAGGCTCTTAAGGGTGCTGTTCAGCGCCTGAGCCATGTGGCTAGCGCATATCAGGGTTGATTGGAAATCTCTTGAAATTCCGACTTGCCATACCCATATATAGTATATGATGATGATCACTGACGCTCTTCAAGACCTCAAGAACCTCGCTCTTTCCGGCAAATCACTCAACTTCGCGGAAGTTGCAGAAGATTACGGACTCAACCCCAAGTTGCTTGAACGCAAGTTTCACGAATCGTATCCCAACGGGGTTGTCGCGCTTGAATCGCAAGCTGAATCGCTTCAAAAGCGAATCGATGCAAACGTTGAAAAGTGGTGTTCGTACTACGGGGTGCCCGTCTCGGCTACGAAGGTCATGAAGATTCGTGGTGTCACGTACACTGTGCTTTGCACAATCACTGGTGCAAAGCGTTTCAAATATGCGGCTGTGTCTCACAAGGACGGTCGTGCTGTTCGTCTCGCTGCTTAATCAAGAGGTACAAAATGTCTCGCATGTATCGTTTGCCCAAGTCAGCCCGTGAAAAGGCTAAGTTTCACGAATCTGTCGTGAATCACTCAAATGCTAATATTCGTATCGCGGCCGATAATGTCGCGCTTGCTCTCAAGGCTGCAAAGTCTGGCAATGTGCAAGACCTCATGACCTATCTGAGTCTTGCCCAGATGTTTGCTGAGAAAGTAAGCTTCGTCAATCCCGAGGAGAATCTTCGCTAATGGCTAAGTCTCGCAAGACTGTTGAAATTGACCTGCTGTTGGATTATGCCAACGGTTATCTGTCGGCTGACTGGCAGGGCGGTGATGCTGAAACTGAAAAGTGTCGGCGTCAGGGCTTGATTGACATGCTGGAAGCTGCTCTTCATGGTGTCGGTCGTTATCGCGGTTATGTCTATCTTGATCAGAATCAGATCACCAAGTCCAAGCCCGGCATTCGCTGGGTTGACGGGCAAGCACCCAGACACACGTTTCATGAAACTGATCCCACTCGTCGGAGGTATGCATAATGCTTGACTATCGTGATCGCAGCCTTGAGTTCGGCGCAATCTTTGTGCCTGCTCTCATGCTCATTGCCATGGGCTTCTCTATCGGTCTTTACATTGGATATAGGTATCTCTGATGGGTTACTACAAAAAAGAAATTATGGACGTTAAAGAATTGATCTGGTCTGCCCTTGAAAAAGGATTTCGTGATCCAGAAGATATTTTTCAAGAAGTCCGAAAGCACAATCGGCGAGTGAGTCGTATTGCTGTTCAAGAACTTTATGATGAAGTTTGGAATAGCGACCAGGCGGCTGAAGCTTTTATTTGGTATTGACAATATGAAAGTTACCAGCTATTATATGCAGGTAAATCAGTAACAAACACAGGAAAACACACATGTCTAAGATGGCTGCTCATTTCGTTGCTCTTGAATTCCTTAAGTCTAAGGGCACCGCTACTCCCGCAGAAATCAATGCCCACGTTGGCAAGGGTAACTATGCAGCCAAGTATGTTTGCTATCTCAAGCTTTATGGCTATGAGATTGAGACTGTAAAAGACGGTCGTACCGTAACCGAATATAAGTTCATTTCTGACGGCGACTCGGCTACCCGTAATTTCAAATGGGTTGCACCTGCTGACCGCGGTAAGGTCAAGACGCCCAAGGTCAAGGCAGCTAAGGTTGCAAAGCCGAAGGCATCTAAGCCCGTCAAGGTGCGGCAGTCTAAGCAGACGCCGAGTGCGCCTGTCAAGAAGGCCGCGCGTAATGCGCTCAAGGATCGTGCTGACGCTGAGGC